GAACGCTTCGCTGTTTATCCCAAGGATGGACACTCATGGACCAACGTCGATGGTGAGTCGATCGAAATGGCAGCGAATCGTCTGCTGGCACGCCAGGAAGAGGGCAAGATCATGATCGTCCTGTCTGATGGCGCTCCTGCTCCAGGGCAGGGCGGTAAGCGTGTCGATGTTGTGGGGCATACCCTAGACACCATTAAGAAGGTGGAGGCGAGCGGAATCAACATCGTGGGTATTGGCATCATGGACAGCGCGGTGAAGGATTACTACCGCAAGCACATCGTTTTGAACAACCTCGAAGATCTGCCAACGACCGTCATTGGACAGTTGCGCAGGGCACTTCTGGATCAGATTCACTAGGGAAAACAAAATAAGTCAGCGGTGACTATTTACAGCCCGCTTGTGAGTGCTTAATATAAGCAACGTAGTAAGTCATTAGTGACTTTTCAAATTGAGACGCAGGAGGAGATTATGGCAAAGATTACCTGTCAGCTATGTGGTGAACAGACCCATTCCATTCAGTTGCACCTGAAGGAGCACCACAACAACGAATATACCATTGACGATTACAAGGCGCTGTATCCGGACGCCCCGCTTCTGAGCACCGAAGCGGAAGAGGCGATCAAGGAAAAGCGTCAGCGCCAGCAGCGTGTTGCAATGGCTGGTGCAGCTACCGCAGTGCAGGACAGCAACGTAGCCTCCATTGGGCAGGCACACACGCAGCCACTGCATGAGCTGTTCAACCTGGGTCGCTACAAGTCTGCCAAGTCATCGACTGGAGGCCCGATTCCTATCAATGTTCTGCCAAAGCACGAACATGAAGGGTTCGTTCCGGATCAAGACCCTAACTATGTGTGGCCTGTCGAGATCCTGAAGAATGCACTGATGGGCATCGAGCTCAACATTCCAACCTACCTTTGGGGTCACGCTGGAACAGGAAAGTCGACCATCTGGGAACAGATCTGTCATTACACCAATCGTCCTATGTTTCGTGTCCAGCACACCGCAAACATGGAAGAGGCTGATGTTCTGGGTCGCTGGACAGTCAAGGATGGCGAAACACACTTCGAGCTAGGCCCGCTGCCTGTTGCGATGCTGAACGGATACGTCTACCTCGCGGACGAATATGACTTCGCCTTTCCGAATGTCCTGGGTGTGTATCAGCCAGTGCTGGAGGGCAAGCCGCTCATCATCAAGGAAGCGGATGCCAAGAATCGCGTGATTCATCCGCACCCTGACTTCCGCTTCGTTGCCACTGGAAACACGAACGGATCTGGCGATGAAACTGGACTCTACCAGGGCACGAATCTCCAGAATGCTGCCAACTACTCACGCTTTGGCATCGTTGAGAAGGTCAACTACATGCAGGAGTCGCAGGAAGTGCGCCTGCTGATGGGTCAGGCAGATGTTGTGAAAGAAGACGCACAGCGCCTGGTCAACTTCGCCAATGAGATCCGCAATGCGCATGATCGCCAGGAGATCGGATCGACCATCGGACCGCGTGAACTGATCTTCGCCGGAATGGTTGGATCGCGTAAGAACAGCCTCCGTGAAGGTGTGAATCTGTCCTGGGCCAACAAGTTGTCGGCAGTCGACTTCGAAGTTGCCAATGGACTTGCTCAGCGGATCTTTGGTTAAGGAGTTGGTGATGGAGCGCATCGAAGATCACATTGGGATGCTCAATAAAATCGCGATCAAGGCGCACAAGCGTTACGTCGCGATGGGCATCACCACGCACGAGGTGGAAGACATCGTGGGAGAACTTGCTCTGGTATTCATGAAGGCACAGGAAGCGTTCAATGCCGAGTCCGGATACAAGTTCTCCACTTACTTCTATACCTCCGCCTGGAACCACGTCAATCGCTTCATCGATAAGCACCTGCGGAACAATGCGGATGCCCAGGCGATGTCGATGGACGTAGAGGTGGAAGAGGGCGCGTCACTGCATGAGGTAATCAGCAGTGACGCCCTGACTCCTGAACAGCAGGCGATGCAGGACGAGATTGCCATGAGTGCATTTGCACGCATGAGCAGCCTCACTAAAAAGGTCGTCATGATGACGCGTGAGCCCAGCAAGGAATTGCTGGACGCCTGGAATGCAAAGCAGGCATTTGCCCTGCGTCATCGTGAGCTGGGCTTTGGAGAGCGCAGAGCGCCACGACGCATCACGATTGGCTTCGTGTGTGCGTTTTACGGCATCAACAAGAATGTTCAGACCAAGATCATGAATGAGGTCAAAGATATTGCTAACGAGGTAGCCGCATGAATCAAGCATTGCAGAAAGAACCAGGTTGTTACGGATTCTCCGTCACCTACACAGCAGACTCACCAATGTGTCAGGAGTGCGAGTGGCACGACGGATGCAAAGAGAGTGCCGAGCAGATGATGGAGCGTGTGGCAGAAGAGCTGTCACCGGATGATCTGGTCAATATCTTCCGCAAGAGCAAGAAGCGCAGCCCGGAAGAACTGAACGTCAACCTGGAAACAGAACAGGCACGCAGAAACATGCTTCGTGTGGTCAGCGGAAAGCGTGATCTGACCAGTGCAGAGCAGGAGCTGATTGCCTCTTTCAAGCTGAAGAACATGGCGAAAGCAATCAATCTTGCCAAGTTCATCTTCACCAACAACATCGATCTGCATGGCGCACTCAAGCGCGGTGTGAACCCGTTTGATGGATTCACCAAGAACCAGCAATTGCGTATTGCCTGGGACATGATGCAGGAGGGTGCTACGCGTGAAGAGATGACCAACGTCTATCAGGAATTCAAAGGCTGTTCGGAAGGAACAGCGCGCCCCGTCATTCTGAATACCGTCAAGCTGTTGGTTGAGCTGGGCGTTGCCTCAGAAGTGGACGGCATTTACACACTGAACAAGGGTTAAGCATGGCAGATATTCAGCACGCATTATCGGTGCGCTCAGATTTTTCTCTGGGCGAGAGCACCCTCAAGATCAAGGATATTGTCAGCAGGGCAGTCGAGCTTGGTTACAAGTCTGTGGCCCTGGTCGATACGATGACCGTCTCGTCGATGATCACCATGTCCAAGGAAGCATCAAAGCAGGGCATCAAGCCGATTGTTGGCTGTCGTCTGCGCGTTGTCGATGAACCGACGGACAGGACAAAACCCAAAGATCGCAAGAACAATCCCAATTACGAATTCTACCCGAAGGTCTATGTGCTCAACGAGCAGGGCTTGAAGGATCTGTTTGCCGCGCTGACAAAGGCGAATTCGGAAGAGCAGTATTTCTATGTGCCTCGACTGGGGCATGATGACCTGATGGAGCTCCTGGCGGCTGGAAATGTCGCAGTCTCCACCGGAGATATTTATAGCGTGTTTCATCATCCAGATTATGCGCGGATAATCGATAGAATGGTTGCGTCCGCAGGAGCGTCTAAATGCTTCGTAGAGCTCGTTGCCGTCAATACTCCTCTATACGACACGCTGAACATGCGTGCGCTTGATACAGCACAAAATAGACAGCTTCCCACGCTGGCAACCCGTCCTGTTCTGTATGCCACAGTAGAGGATGCAGATGCCCGTGACATTCTGTCCACGATAGTCAGCAACCACAAGATCAAAGACCCCTGGAGGCATGTGCCTTACATGCGTGACCTGTATTTCCAGGCATTGCCCGAGTTCATGCAGGAAGTGAAGGCAGCAAAGGGGCGTTATCAGCAGGATGATCACGGCTTGTGGCGCCAGGGCGTCGAGAATATCGGTGCACTCGCTGATCTGGTCGAGTATGAATGGAAGAAGCAGCCTGTCACCTTGCCCAAGCTCGTCGATGATGAATATGGTGAGTTGGTGCGTCTGGTCAAAGAGGGCTGGAAAGAGCGACTAACCAAACCGACACTTGGATACCAACCAGATCCATCGATCTTGCCACAATACAAGGATCGTCTGGCGTTTGAATTGCAGACACTCAAGGAAATGGGCTTTGAAAACTACTTCCTTGTGGTGCGTGATCTCGTCATGTGGTCGAAGAGCAATAATGTCCGTGTGGGGCCTGGACGTGGATCTGTAGGGGGCAGCCTGATTGCTTACCTTCTGCACATTACCGATGTCGATCCTTTGCGCTTTGGGCTGATCTTTGAGCGATTCATCAACCCCGAACGTCTCGACTTGCCGGATGCCGATCTGGATTTCATGTCCTCAAGGCGTCATGAGGTCATCGAGTATCTGACGGATACCTACGGAACTGAGCAGGTCGCTGGGATCTCCAACTATGGAACCCTGGGCTCAGCCTCTGCAATGCGTGATGCCGCTCGTGTGTATGAGCTAAACCCGTTGGATTACACCTGTTCGAAGCTCGTGCCCTCTGTGCATGGCAAATCGCACAGTCTGGAAGAAGCCGCTGAAGAAGTGCCCGAGATCGACGCCTACAGGCAGAAGTATCCGGAGCAGTGGGCGCACTCAGTCAAACTTCAGGGTGTAATGCGCTCGCTGGGCAGACATGCAGCCGGGATTGTTGTTGCCGGGGAGCCGATTGCTAATCGCGGAGTGGTCGAACGACGCAAGGGCGAGCCTACTGTCAACTGGGACAAGCGTGTTGTGGAAGAGCAGGGTCTGATCAAGATGGATATTCTGGGCCTGTCCACCCTCGATGTGCTGGAGATTGCCAGGGAGATGATCCAGAAGAATCACCGCATCGATGTGGATTACCTGAGTATCGACCTGGATGACAAGGAAGTGCTCGAAGCCTTTGCGCGTGGAGAGACGACGGCAGTCTTCCAGTTCGAATCACCTGGGATGAAGGGTCTTCTGCGTGATCTGGCAAAAGAACAGCCACTGACGTTCGAAGAGATCTCGGCAGCAACAGCACTGTATCGACCTGGACCGATGGATTCCGGCCTGATGGACGATTATGTCTCGATCAGGCAGGGCCTCAATCGTGTGCATTATGAGCACCCGAACATGGAAGAGGCGCTAAGAGAGACAGAGGGCGTCATTGTCTATCAGGAGCAGGTCATGCGTCTTGCGCGAGATCTCGCCGGATTCACAATGGCTGGCGCGGATCATCTCAGGAAAGCAATGGGTAAGAAAGACCCAGAGATGATGGCGAAACAGCGTGAGAAGTGGGTGGAGGGCTGTAAGAGTCATTCCGGCATGAGCGAGAATGCAGCCTCCTTGCTGTTCGACAAGATCGAGGCGTTTGCCGGATACGCGTTCAACAAATCGCACTCGGTCGAATATTCGATCATCTCCTTCTGGGCGATGTGGTTGAAGGTGCGCTACCCAGCCGAGTTCTATGCCGCATCGATGTCGATTGCCAAGGAGGAGCGCCTGCCACAGCTCGTGAAGGATGCCCAGGAGCACAACATCTTTGTCGTGCCGCCTGACATCAACAAGTCAGGGGAATACTTCGAGATTGGCTACGATGCACAGCGGCAGCAGAATGTGCTGATTACCCCCTTTGGTCGTATCAAAGGTGTATCCAATAACTCTGCCAACGCAATCTTCGCAGCCAGGGAGAAGAAGGGCGGCCCATTCACCAGCAAGGATGATTTCCTTGAGCATGTGAACAAGACCAAGTGCAACAAGCGTATTCAGGCGAATCTGGATGCTGTCGGTGCATTCGCGGAAATCGAGAATCAAACGCCAGCGCGTCATCCAGACAGGCTCAAGGATCAGATGCAACTGATGCCTGGGCTGATCGTGGAGTCGATCAAGGCAGACAGGAAGATCGATTCTGGCAAGTTCACGAAGGCGAAGGTTATCCAGCTCGTGCAGGAAACAAGGCAGTGCGAGAACTGTTCGCTCAAGGGCTCAGTGCATCCGACACCCAAGATGGGCTCCAAGCCGAAATTCATGGTCGTCACGGATCATCCCAACTTCTCAGAGGAAAAGGATGGTCAGATGATGTCCGGCGTTGCCAGCGATTACATGAAGGCTGCACTCAAGGAACATGGGCTATCTGTAAAGGATGGTTATTTCACTTCACTGGTGAAAGCACCCAAGTCAGAGAAGCAACTGACCAATGAGCAGATCAATGGTTGCAAGGACTACCTGATGCGCGAGATTGAAATTCTCAAGCCTCCAGTGATCTTTGCAGCCGGAGGTAATGCGATCCGCACCCTGGTTCCAGGCATCAAGGGTGGATTTGCCGAGCTGTGCGGACAGGTGCACTTCATGGCGGATTACGATGCGAGTGTCGTGTTTGGTATTAATCCGCAGATGATCTACATGGATCCCGGCAAACAGGAAATGCTGAATGAGGCAATGGGAAAAGTTGCTGAAATGGTGAGCGAATAATTAAGTCATTAATGACTATACTCCCCAGCATTAACGACTTACAGTTAATTATCAATTGAACAGGAGACAGGCAAATGTCAGAAGAAAGCAAGGGCGTTAAGGAATTCATTGATCCAGCCCAGTTCAAGCAGGACGTGGAATACAGTCCAGCCGACCTGGACACGGCAATGGTAGAGCAGGCATCACTGTCTGCGTTCTACGGGGCCGCGTCCGCCGAGTCATCACGTCAGGCAGGCATCATGAAGATCCGCCTGGGTGTTGTCGAAGCGAAGGTCTACAAGGAAATCCGTGATGCAGCCAATGATGAAAAGCGCAAGATGACCGAAGCGCAGATTAAGGCTGAAGTGGAAACTGATCCACGCGTCATCAAGGCGAAGAGCGACTACATCAACGCTACCTATTACGCGGATCTTGGTAAGTCCGCAGTCGAATCCTTTAAGCAGCGCCGCGACATGCTCATCCAGCTTGGCTCATCAGCCAGGGAAGAGCGTAAGGGCGAGCTGTTCATAAAAGGTGGTTCACTTTCAGACTTGCAGGATAAAGCACATCAGGCAGTCGGGAGTGTTTCTTAGCCCCGCGACAGTAAGTCAGCGGTGACTATAATCTAGCTGTCTAATCCGCATAGCGGAAGGCAACACTTTAACCGTAACAGAACAGGAGAAGCCCTTTATGAGCGACAACTTTCTAGCACAACTCCAAGCCGCAGCCCAGGATAAGCTGAAGGCGATGGATACCAACCGTGATCGTCCTATCAAACCAAAGTCAGGCAAGAATCGCATCCGTATTCTTCCTAGTTGGCGGGGCGAAAGCGATCCAACCTTCTCTCACTCGTTTGGTCAGCATTTCGTCAAGGGTGCTGATGGCAAGACCGCAGCCGTTTACGTCTGTATGGACAAGACTTATGACAAGCCTTGCCCCGTCTGCCAGGCCATCGGTGAGGGCATCATGCGTTCTGCTGATGACGTTACCAAGAAGATTCTGGATGACTCCAAGTCATCTGGCTCTATCCTGGTCAACGCACTCGTTCTGGACGGCGATCAGCCTAACACCCCTGTGGTGTATGCACTGACTCCAACCGTCTTCAAGAGCGTGTTGAGCATCATCATGGAATACGCCGCAGAAGGCATCAACATCCTCGATCCTGAAAATGGCGTCGATCTGATCATCAACCGTGAAGGTTCTGGTCGCTTTGACACCAAATACACTGTTCAGGCGGCTCCTAAGAGCAAGCCTGTCAATCGCAGTGTGCTGAGCCAGCTTCATGATCTGGATGCGTATGTCGACCAGGCCAACAGCCAGCAGGAAGCGAAAGCCCTGACCGCTGTCACTGGAATTGCTGGTGGACTTCCTGCGCCTTCAACTGCTGGTGCTCTGCCTGGTGCTTCTGCACCTGCACAAGCTCCTGCACAGGCTGCTCCAACTGTCGACCTGAACGATGTTCAGATGGCAGATGACGGTCTGGGCGAAGTGCTCGAAGGTAGTGCGACTCAGGCAGTGACTCCGGAAACTGCTCCAGCCGCCGAACCTGCCCCTGCTTCTGCTGGCGGTATGTCTGACGATGAGTTGGACGACCTGCTTGCGGATCTGGGCTAACGGAAGTTAAGAGAGGCGGGCGCAGTTTGGCCCGCCCTTCTTTATTGGAGGTGCAATGAAACAAGTATTACTCATTGACGGTAATTCCATTGGCTTCGCGGCTCAGAATGGAACAAAACTGACAGCAGGTGATCGTCAGACCCAGGCAATTTATGGGTTCCTGCGTTCTCTGCGTGGCGCAGTAAGGAAGTTCCCAGGTTATACACCCATCGTCCTCTGGGATGGCAAAGCGCAATTCCGCTTTGACCTGTTCCCAGGCTACAAGGATCGTTCCGGCAAGAACGAGAAAATGGATGAGATGCGTGAAGCCTACAAGGAACAGCGTCCCGACATTGGCAAAGCAGTCAATCTGTTGGGCGTAACCCAGGCAATTGCCTCAAATCTGGAAGCAGATGATCTGGCAGCTATCTACAGCAAAAAGATCAGTGAGGTAGGCGGCAGGGTTGTCCTCGTCACAGGTGATAAGGACTGGATGCAACTCGTCGGCCCCAGTGTCGTGTGGTATGAGCACCGACAGGAGCGTGAGCGGATTGTGACCGAAGCTGAACTTATGGATGAAACAGGATTTCCAACCCCGAGTGCCTTCATTGAGGGCAAAGCGCTGATGGGTGATACATCCGATACGATTCCAGGCGTCGGCGGATTTGGGGAGAAGGGCGCACCTGTATTCCTTGCGGAGTTTGGTAGCGTTCGCAACTTCCTGAAGATGCACAGTGAAGGTCAGATCAAGAAACTCACGGCTGCGCAGGAGCGTCTGGCAAAAAACACAGCACCTAAACCTTCCAAGAAGTATGGAGAGATGGCGCCAGCGCGTGATGCGTATATCCGCAACATGAAGCTGGTCGATCTGAACTGGAAAGGTCGTCCAGAGCCTGAAAACCTGAAGCTGATCAGGGGTAACTTTGATCTGAACGAGTTTGGCTACTTCTGCGATGAGCGTCTGTTCAACTCCATCACTAGCAATCTTCACGAGTGGGTCGAGCCTTTCATGCCGAAAGCCGTCTCACAGGCAGCATAGGAGTAAGTCAATGGCTGATTTAGCATCAGTTCTAGCAAACGTCGCTGGTGACAACGACGAAGCAATCGGTGTTCGCAATTGGTTGAGCACTGGATTCCCGCCACTGGACGAAGCACTCAGTGGCAAATACTTCGGAGGCGGTATGCCTTCCGGACGTATTATCGAAATGTTTGGCCCCGAGTCATCTGGTAAAACTGCAATCGCAACCCAGACGATGATTCACGCACAGAAAGAAGGCGGTGTCGCGATCTTTATGGATCACGAGCGTTCCTTCGATCATGCCATTGCTGAACAGCAGGGCCTGCGTGTGGGCAAGGGTGAGCCGTTTGTATTCAAGACTCCGGATACCTTCGAAGAGTCCACCACGAACGTCATCAAGATCTGCCAGGGTATTCGCGATGCGAAAGTCATACCTGTGGAAGCACCGATCGCAGTGGTATTTGACTCGCTTGCATCAATGGTTCCCAAGTCGAAGTTTGCCAAGGACATCGATGAGCAGGGTATGAATGACAGCCTGGCACTGTCTAAAGCCTGTTCCGCCGTCATGCCAACACTCGCAGTGTTCGCCGAAAAGCTGAACATCTGCATGTTGTTCCTGAACCAGGAGCGCGAGAAGCCGGGTGTCATGTTTGGTGATCCGATTACGACTCCAGGTGGTAGAGCGCCGAAGTTCTACGCTTCAGTGCGTATCCAGATTGGCCGCACCATGATCAAGAAGCAGGTCAATGGCAAAAAGCGTCCGATTGGTCAGGAAGTGAAGTGCAAGGTCATCAAGAACAAGGTGCACCGTCCATTTGAAGAAGCCGCCTGGAAATTCATGTTCCGTGAAGATGGCACTGGATACTTCGATGTGACCGGATCACTGATTGATCACCTTGAAGAGCTGGACATTCTGAAGAAGTCAGGCAACTACTACGTCTGGGATGATGGTAAGAAATATCTGCGTGATGCACTGGTCAAGAAGATCGACGAATCAGGCGAACAGCAGAAACTTCTCGACATGCTCCCGAAGTAGGCAAGGGGCCAATTAAGAGTTAAGTCAGGGATCGACTATAAGGATAGCTGTCAGCACGAAACAGGAGAGTATCGTGGCAGCTATCCAACCTTTAACAGACATGCGCCGGATTCGTTTGATCGAGGATGAGTTTGGACACCATTACGCCGCAACCTCTGGAAGCATCTGCCAGTTTTGCGGATTCATGAGCAGATGCCAGATAACACATCTGAACACTGATCAGCCAAGTCGCGAGATTGAGAACTGTGAGGTCTTTCGACTGGTAATTAAGTTTGCTCCACCGATCATGGGGCTGTTGGGACACTTTAACACGCTCAGACTAGGTTCAGCTTTGAAGCGCCGACTTCGTGCTGGAACAATAGTGACACTGATGCACGCGAAAACAGGAGAATTGCTAGGGGATGCCGAAGTAACCAATATCAAGCATGGAGACAAGGAAGCCATCATTCGAGCGCACTCGATCAATAACCATTCCATCATCGGACTGGGCATTCGAGATCAGGATAAAGCTGCCGAGACTATGCTTGACCGCCTCCCAAAGCGATACGGAAAACACATCTACAGAACCTATGATGATGCGACAGCGGTTTACATGAGGCTACTTGATGACACAGAAACTAACCGTAGATCCAGGCTTTGAAATAGAGCACCTTAGAAAGGGTAAGCGTCTGTATGGCGCGTTCGTGACATATCCTGATGGTAGGCGGGTTTATCTCGCCTACCGCAAACACGGAGAAATCTTCCGCGCCGGAAAGAAGTCCATCTCAAGGGCGATTCAGGAAGGTGTTGCTGGATGGGCCATCGACTCGGAAACCCTGGGCGAGGTCAGAGCACGCGGAGTCGATGCGATTGGCGTGCTAGTTAAGGAAACAGGGGATAAGTATCTAACCAACATCCAGAACTACTACGACCCCTATCGGTCATCCGTGATCGATTACAGCGGCAAAGGCGGCTCATTACAGCGTGTCCTGCCACTTCAGTTCTTCAGGAAGGCTGATGGCAAGATCAAGCTGTAATTTTTTTGCCCCGAAATAATAAGTCATCCGTGACTATAATCTAACAAACGATTTGAGAGGAGATCGCTATGCCTTATCCCTATGGGATTGTCTCTGACACCCACTATCACAATTGGTCAGCCTTCGCGTCACGAGACGGAGAGGGCATTAATACGCGCCTGCGCATCCAGCTAAGCGAAACCCGCAAGGCAGCTAAAGCTGTCAAAGCTGCCGGGGGCGATACGCTGTATCACGCTGGTGATATGTTCCATGTGCGCGGAAGCATTCCGCCATCTGTCCTGAATCCAGTGATTGAAACCTATCGCTATATCATCGAAGAGTTGGGTATTAGGGTGATTGCGATTCCAGGCAACCATGACCTTGAAAGCAACGATTCCAATTTCGTCATGAATGCCTCCAGTGCGTTGCACGATGTTGGCGTAGAGATCAATGCAGAGCCTTCTTTGCGTGTGCGCAAGGATGGTAGCAAAGTCATCATGATCCCCTGGTTCAACGACATTGGCGATCTGAAGGCCGAAATGGAGAAGTGGGCTGATCCAGAAGCAGACTGCATCATTCATGCACCTGTTGATGGTGTCATCCCAGGCATTCCAGATCACGGACTGACGCCGGACTATCTTGGTGGACTGGATTACAAGCGTGTCTTCGCAGGTCACTATCACGATCACAAGGGTTTTGGGAATGGCGTCTATTCCATTGGTGCACTGACGCAGCAGACCTGGGGTGACGTGGGCACAAAAGCAGGTTTCCTGATTGTCCACGAAGACAAGATCGAGCATCACCAATCAGATGCGCCCAAGTTCGTCGACATCGATGCGACCACGACCAAAGCCGAGCTGAACTCTGTGGTGACGGACAACTATATCCGCATCAAGGTGAAGATCACCAAGGAATCGCAGATCGAAGAAATGCGTGAGCAACTGATGAGCATGGGCGCCAAAGGTGTCGTAATCAATTCGATCCGTGATAACACCGCTACCGCACGCACAGGAGCGACTGTGCAGGCTGGAGCGAGTATCCAGCAGTCAGTCAATGAGTTTATCGGCTTAAAAGCATACGCACGCCCTGAAGATGTGAAGAAAGGCTGTGCGGATGTCCTGTCGGAGGTGGCGTAATGACAAAGAAAGAAAAGGCGGAGTTGGCTGAACTGCTCAAGCCCTTTGTTGAGGCGAAAGTCTACAACCCGAACAAATCACCTTTCATGTCGACCAAGCGGACGATCAACGTCAAGGGCACTGACATCGAAAAACTGAAACAGTATTACGCCACTTTGGGGGTTATTTAATGCACATAACCAATCTGATCATTGAAAACTTCCTGACCATTGGAAGTGCTGAGCTTCAGCTTACCAACAAGGGCCTGGTCCTAATCCAGGGCGAGAACGCGGACGATCCGAGCACCAAGAGTAACGGTGCAGGCAAGTCCTCCATCCCTGATGCACTGTGCTGGGCACTCTTTGGAGAGACAGCACGCGGCGTCAAGGGTGATGCTGTTGTCAATAAGACTGCCAAGCGCAACGCGAGAGTGACGGTGAAGATTCTGGACGGAAACGACACCTATGAGATCACGCGTCACCGCAAGCACAAGGATCACCGCAATCGTCTGATCCTGATAAAGAATGGCGCAGACATCACGAGCGGAACGGACAAGCTGACCCAGGTCAATGTCGAGCAGGTGCTGGGTTCCTCGCTGGACGTGTTCCGCGCAGCCATCTACGCAGGACAGGATGCAATGCCGGATCTGCCTGGTATGACGGACAAGCAACTGAAATTGCTGGTTGAGGAATCCGCAGGTGTGGATCGTCTCCAGGCGGCGCACGAGATTGCCCGTCAGAAGCTCAACGAGGTCATCAAGGAAGGAGAGCAGATCGTCAATGCCATCGATCGTCTGGAAGGCATTGTAGAGAACGACAAAGTGAACCTCCAGGGCATTCAGGATGGCATTGATGGCTGGGAGAAACAGCGCAATGCCGATATTGAAAATTACAAGCAACGTGCCAAGGAGCACGTCGACAAGGCAAAGGCGGCTGAAGCTGAAGCGCAGAAGTTCGACATCGCCGCAATGGATGACGCCTATTCAGATCTGGAAGCGCAGATTGACGGTGTGCAGTCCGAGAAAGAGCAGGAGTCGAAACTTGCCGCTGAACTGACTGGCGCCCAGGGCAAGGTCATCAAGCTGGAAGCTGACGCGAAGAACCTGGCTGATCAGGCAAAGCGCATCAAGAACGACATGCAGAATATCACCGATAAGGTGGGTCAGCCCTGTGGAGAGTGCGGAAAGGTTTACGAGCAGGGAGATCTTGAAAACGCCCTGCATGTTCAGAAACAGAACCTTGTCGATGTCACGCTGAAACTGCGCACGATAAAGCAGAAACTGGACACAGCGCGGGAAGCGTCTGTGAGCACATCTGAGCGACTTACCAGCTTCAGAGCATCCATGATTGACGTGAGCGGAGCAGTCCGCGCACAGCGCGAAATAGACAGCGAGAGAGCGCGTCTCAACCAGCTCATGCAGGAGCGGGACACGAATTCTGCGGATGCAAAGCGTTGGGTCGAGAAAGCGAAGCAAGAAAAGGCCCTGCCTAACCCCTTCGAAGCGCAACTGGAAGATGCCAAGCGGCGCATCAGTGACAACGAGGACAAAATCGCCAAGCTCAAGGTGAAGCTGGGGGATCATGAGGATCGCGTTCAGACTGCCAAGGATGTCGCCGAAGTCTTCAGTCCAGCAGGTGTGCGTGCGCACATTCTGGACACAGTAACGCCATTTTTGAACGACAGGACAGCCGAATATCTGGGTCAATTGTCTGATGGCAACATTTCCGCGATCTGGTCGACCGTTGGAATGACCTCGAAGGGCGAGTTACGCGAGAAATTCAACATCGATGTGACCAACGACAAGGGTGCGCAGTCATTTGTCGGGCTCTCAGGTGGAGAGAAGCGCAAGGTGCGCCTGGCTACCGCGATGGCATTGCAGGATCTGGTATCCAGTCGCGCATCCAAGCCGATCAGTCTGTTCATTGCGGATGAGGTCGACGATGCACTGGACACAGCGGGTCTGGAACGTCTGATGGCAATTCTGGATCAGAAAGCGCGTGACAAGGGCACTGTCCTGGTTATCAGCCATAACGATCTGAAGGATTGGATTCGCGAGACTGCCACTGTGACTAAGCGTGGTGGCATGTCGACAGTTTCAGGAGTGCTGGCTGCATGAAAGTAAGAACGCCGATTGCTTTATTGAGGGTGGCTGATACCTGCATGCCGAAGCGGTATGTGGAGGTGTATTACGAAGATCACTTTCGCGGAATCAGAGCTGATCTGGCTGCGCAAGCCGGATCAAGAAGAGAGAGTTATGGGGCTTTCAACCATTGCTTGCGTAAGGGGCAGCAGGGAGCTCTTGAGTGATTGGGATCAGTGGAACACCGCGTTTGGCTCAAAATCCAGGGAAAAGAAGATCGATGGGTTCGTTGATCTGCATGATGGCTTAGCGGATGGACAGGAGATGGGTGACATCGTGCAGGTGGTCGACAAAATCCTGCACGAGGAAATGCCCATCTTTACGCTCAATGGCCCGCACAAGGTCACTGCATATCGTGGTCGCTATTACAAGCATGGACATGCAGGCGGTGAAACCTTCCGGCTGTATAGCGTCCGCACTGGCAAGAAGGATCTGGTCTTTAGCTTGAGGCTGATTGATGACGAGGATCTATATGACCACGCGGAAGTTACCCTCAAGGAAGGTCGTGAGATTCTGGAAGGATTTGGGGATTACGTCGAATCGAAGCTGAACGCCAGTTATGACGAGATTACCCGTCTATTCCGTGAAAAGATTATGCACATCGAAAGCGAAGAGACAAAGCGTGCAAGGGAAGCGTCACGCGCCGAACAGATTACGGAAAATAAATTAGAACATTATGGGAGCTGGTAAATGAGTTTCAAAGAACATGGAATCCGGCATGATCGCAGCCAGAAGCTGATCGATCACGCCTATGAATTCGCCAAAGCAGCACATGGCGATCAACAGCGTAAATACACGTTTGCGCCTTACATCACGCATCCAGTGGCTGTTGCGCGTCTGGTAAGTTCAGTCACTAATGACTGTGAGATGATCTGCGCGGCACTAATGCACGATGTCATCGAGGACACACCCGTGACCTTTGACCAGATCCGTGATGAGTTTGGTCTGTATGTTGCCGACTATGTGATGGAGCTGACAGATCACCACAGCGATCCGGCAATAGGTAATCGTTCTGTGCGCAAGGCAAAAGAGTGTGAGCGTCTGAGAGGCGTGTCTGAAAACGCACAGACAATCAAGCTGGCGGATATGATCGATAACAGCGCCAGTATCGCCAAGCATGACCCAGATTTCGCAAAGGTCTATATGGCAGAAAAGTTCAATCTTCTAATTGCACTTAAAGGTGGTCACTCGGTGCTGTGGAATCAGGCCAGTGACATTGTTACAAACTACTTCACAAAGGCAGGATGGAATGGCATCAATTAATATCGTCGGGCTTGACCCGTCACTAAACAACCTGGGCATCGTCGAGGCACAGATCGACATTGATACCTTTGAGGTGAAAGTTGCCAGACTGATGCTGGCACAGCCACCCAAAGCAGATAACGCCACCAAGAAGGCTGTGCGTAAGAACTCTGATGACCTTCGTCGTGCTCGTTTTCTTCAGTCTGCACTGACTGAGGTGTGCAGGGGCGCGTCCCTGGCAATCGCAGAAGTTCCGGTTGGATCACAGGATGCGCGTGCAATGGCGTCTTATGGCATCTGTATTGGCGTGCTGTCGTCCTGCCCGGTTCCGATGATCGAGGTGACACCCACTGAGGTGAAACTGAGCGCTGTCGGCAAGAAGACTGCTTCCAAGGCAGAAATGATCGCCTGGGCAATGGATAAGCATCCGGATGCCAACTGGAAGATGCGCAAGAGAAAGGGCGAGCTGGTTCCGACCAATGACAACGAGCACCTGGCAGATGCGATTGCCGCAATCTATGCAGGTATCCAGACGGAACAGTTCAAGCAGGCAGTCTCCATGATGCGAGCGATGGCGGCGTAATGGCACCAAAAGACCCAATGAATTCGAATGACTGGATGAATGTGCATCAGACAGAGACATTTGCGATGCCCGCTGTCAAGCGCAGTGAGCCGGATACCGATCCACGTCGTCTAGCAATCACGCCACTTCGTAAGCGGATCGACAGAGTTCTTACCGGACTTGCTGCCAAGAAGTTGCTGGTTGCCACTACGAGGCAAGAGTTCGAGAAGAAGATGCACTCAGAGTGTGTGAAGTGCGAGGACGCTCGATTCGCCGACGCAAAAGAGGCAATTACGCACGACATCATTATTGATGCCAAGTGTAAGCACAGTTTTTGTGCCAAATCGATTGTTGAGGATGATGTCCGCGTTCAAATCAGGGATTTCACCAAGCAGACGGTCGAGAGAGTCAATGATCACATCGACGCCGAACTGACGAAAACACTGACGGCTGAGCCTACAAAGCCCAAGCACTACTCAACTTGGTGATCTTACATCAGTCATTAGTGACTTACGGTAAACTGGTCGGCCCTTTGAAATTTAACATTAACCACAAGAGGTGACGTTTTATATGAAAACACCCCAATGTAAAACGCCACAAGAGCACTACATTGTTAAGTATCAGCAAGCCATTGAATTTGCTGAAGAACAATTCTCTGTAGGCTGGAGTGAGCGTGAAATTCCGGTTGAAGATGACATACAGGAGTTCCTGGTAGAGGCGAGCGAGGCAGATCGTGCAGCCCTGATCTTCATCCTCAAGCTGTTCACCAAATACGAGCTTGAAATCGGCGGTAACTATTGGCTGGACCGCGTTGTCAGTCGTTTCCCACGTCAGGACATCAAGCGTATGGCTGTGATGTTTGGCAATACCGAGCTGAACATGCACGCGCCTTTCTACGCGAAGCTGAACACCGCACTGCATCTGGACGACGAGGCATTCTACGAAAGCTACAAGCAGTCACCGATCCTGGTCGAACGCATGAAGTTCATTAGCGATGCGGTCGGATCTGATGACGATCTGCTGTCCCTGGCGACCTTCAGCATGATCGAGGGCGCAATCCTGTATTCAGCCTTTGCCTTCCTGAAGCACTACCGTCATGGCGGCAAAAACCTGTTCAAGAACCTGATCAGTGGCATCAACTTCTCTGTCCGTGATGAGAACCTGCACGCTCTGGGTGGCGCCTGGCTGTTCAAGACCCTGATGAAAGAAAGCGGGCCATCTGTCGAATACAAGGCGGATCTGATCTCTAATATCTACCGCAATGCAGAAACCATCGTCATCCACGAGGAGGAAATCATCGACCACATCTTCTCGGCAGGAGAGATCGAGGGCATCACAGCGGCAGAAATGAAACTGTTTGTGCGCAGCCGTGTGGATCAGTGCCTGATGAACCTGGACCTGGCTCCACTGTTCAACATCAAGAAGGAAGACAATCCAATCGCCCAGTGGTTCTACAAGAACATCAATGGCCTGAAGTTCCATGACTTCTTCGACACCACTGGTAGTGAATACAACCGTAACTGGAATGAAAACAGCTTTGTATGGGGGCAGGCAGCGTGAGTTTGATTTATGAAAGGATGAGTGCCGAGCGTAAACAGGCACAGAATGAAGGACGCTACCCTGAGTGGTTTACCACAGGCGGCTACCAGATGTTCAAGGAAAAGTATCTGTATGAGGCGGATGGATTTACTGCGCAGACCCGTCGTATCGCTGAAGAGATGGCAAGCCATGCTCCATCATTCCTGCCTGAAGATCATCCAATGTTCGACCGGATCGTCGAGAGCTATGGTGATAACTGGGCAGATGCTTTCCATAGCGCCATCATGCAGGGCCATCTTGCGCTCTCTACGCCTCTACTGGCTAATGGCGGCACTGATCGCGCTTTGCCTGTTTCGTGCTCTGGAGGCGTTGTAGAGGACTCCGTGGATGGATTCTACAAAGCACGTCATGAGGCAGCTATGCTGACCAAGAACGGATTTGGCACGTCTGCTTATCTGGGCGGTATCCGTCATCGTGGCGCAACGATCAACACAGGCGGCAAGGCTTCAGGCAGCTATGTCGTCGCTAGAGGCTTCCAGCAGGATGCGCGTGAGGTCAGTCAGGGCGGCGTTCGTCGTGGCTCCTGGGCGGGCTACATCGATCTGGATCACCCGGACTTTGATGAGTGGGCCGATGATCTCCTGCGCGAGCCCAGCGGTAAGAATATCGGCTGGAATATCAGTCGTGACTTCCTGCGTCGATTGGATGAGGGCGATGAGGAGGCCGATCGCCGTTACAAGCGCATGATGTTTATCCGCGCACTGTTTGGCAAAGGCTACATCTGGAAGATTGATCATGCCAATGAGCAGAATCCACCGATGTATGTGGATCGTCGTCTGACTGTAAAAGCGAGTAACCTGTGCACCGAGATCGCCCTGTTTGCGGACGAAGAGCATACCTTTACCTGCGTGCTGAGTTCTCTGAATGCCCTGCATTACGAGAAATGGAAGGACACTGGTCTGGCATTCCTGGGCCTGGTCTTCCTCGATTGCGTGGTTGAGTCATTCCTGGTGCGTGCCAGGAAGATCCCCGGCCTGGAGAAGGCAGTGCGCTTTACTGAGAAGAGCAGGGCGCTGGGCCTGGGCCTTCTGGGTCTGCACTCTTACTTCCAGAGCAAGATGATTGCTTTCGACTCGATGGAAGCCTTCTTTGAGAATGGCATCCTGTTTAAGCACATCGATGATGAAACCCAGATGGCAACTGAGTGGATGGCAAAGGAATGGGGTGAGCCTGAATGGTGCAAGGGCTATGGGGTGCGCAACACGCATCGTATGGCTGTGGCCCCGAACATGAGCTCCGCCACGATCTGCGGACAGGTATCACAGGGCATCGAGCCCTGGCTGGCTAATGCGTTTATCCAGAATACGCCTTCCGGTGACATGCAACGCATCAATCCAGCCTTCCTGAAGCTGGCACAGGAGCGCGGTATGGCATCCGAAGAGCTGTGGGATGACATCAATGAGCACAATGGTTCTGTTCAGCACCTGGATTGGCTCAGCGATGATGAGAAGGCGGTCTTCAAGACAGCATTTGAGATCAACCAGGAAATGATCGTGCGTATGGCGTCCAACCGTCAGCGTTACATCGACCAGGGTCAGAGCCTCAACCTGTTCTTCTCTACGGAAGCCTCAGAAGCCTACGTCTCGCGCATTCATGAGATGGCACTGCGTGATGACTACATCAAGGGCCTGTATTACGTCCGCACGATGGCGGGTGTAAAGGCAGCCAAAGAGACTGAGTGTGTAGCCTGCGAGGGCTAGTCTTTGTTTGACTACGGGGGATAAGTCATTAGTGACTATAATCCCCTGTAGTCAATCCTTACAATATAACGACTTGAGAGATACAGGAGACAATATGAATCAATACCACGAAATGCTATCGCACATCATGGACAATGGTGTGGACAAAGGTGATCGCACAGGAACCGGAACGCGCTCTGTGTTTGGTTATCAGATGCGCTTTGATCTGAAGCGCGGCTTTCCTCTGCTTGGTTCCAAGTTTACCCCCTTCAAGCTGGTG